TTGGTGGAGTTTTTCATTTTGGCTATTTGTCTCCATGCAAACAATAAGCTTAAATCAATTCTTTGTTTCTCACCTTCAGAGAAGTTGGCATATACAAATGTATCTCTATGTCTACTTCTAATGATCTCATCAAAATTATCTGTAAGATTAAATGATACAAAGAACTCAAGTGTTTGGAGATATTTGTTAATTAACATATTCATTGCTGGTAAATATTCTTTAACTACCTTTGTTCTGATACCAGTATCTTTTAACATCTCGTGAGCCACTTCATTGTATAAAGCCTTTTCATTATACTCATCCATTAGATCTCTATAATCTTCTAATGCATTCTGTGCCTTTTTAAGATCTTCATAATCAGAAGTTAAATCAACTATATTGGTATTGATATTAGTGCCTTCAATCTTTTTAATGTTTCCCTTAATAGTTTTTAACTCTTGCTTTAACATGGTAAGGCTACTCACGTCGCTACTTAAAGTGGCAATGTTATCACACACATCGGTCATGCTTAGTTCAAGCAGCTGTATCTCGGCGGTTAGCCCTTTAGCTGTAACCTTTGCGTCGTTTATTTTCCGAAGTTTAAGGGCAGATGATATAAGTTGTTGGCACGTTGGACAACTTTCATGCTCTTCAAAGAACTTAGCCTCGTTAACTAACGACTTTACTTGGTTTTGGGCTTTGCCGGTGTTTAGTATCAAACTCGACTTAGTGCTATTGGCATTTTTCAACTTTGAATTTAAAATATCCATCGAATGAGTTGACTCAATCTCTTTTAATATTTCAGTACCTTTATCAATATAACTTTGCTTTTCTTTATTCAATAATTCAATTGATTCTGCACTTTGATCTTGGGCTGTTTTATTCAAAGCCTTTATACGTTCGATATGCTTTTTCTGATATACTATTTTATCCTTCTCAGAATTGATAAGAAGTCTTAGGTCTTTAGATTGACTCTTTACTACACTAGATTTCTCTTTAAGTATTCCCTTCATCTTAGAAAAGATATTAATGTCTAATAAATCTTCAATTACTTCTCTTCTGTGTTGAGGTGGCAATGCCATAAATGGTACAAAGGAACTTGATCCTAATACTACAATTTGATGGAAAGACTTATGATTAAGTTTAAGTATGTTTTGTTCTAAGAACTTTTGATAGTCTCTAGCATTAGAGCTCTGGTCAATCAACTCATCATTTTTATATATTTCAAATATGTTTGGCTTAATACCTCTGACAATTTTAAAATTATGTCCGGCAGTTTTAAATGATATAGTGACTAAAGCATTTTTACCATTCACTGAATTTATTAATTGAACCTTTGATACTGATCTATGTGGCTTACCAAATAACGCAAAGGATAATGCATCTAAAATAGTTGACTTACCTGCCCCGTTATGTCCTACAATAAGAGTTGATTTATTCTTATTAAGATTGATTGTTATTGCATTATTGCCTGTGGCTAAAAAGTTTTTATATGTTATAGTTTCAAATATTATCATTGTATTTCTTGATCAAGGGCTTCATTATATAAAGAATTAAGTAAAGATTTAATTGAGCTTTTATCCAAATCTGTATTAATAGATTCAACATAATGATCCATTAACTCTTGAGTATTTTCTATATCTTCTAATGAAGTAGAAACATTTTCACCTAAGAATTCCTGGAAGTTTTCAATTATCTTTAACTCATGAGTATTTATATCTGCAATTCTATCAATGAATTTGTCAAACATAAATGGGTTGGTTTTATTTTCAACGATTACCTTTACGAATTTATTAGTACAAGAATTAATATCTTCTTTAGTATAATCTTTGTCAGTATCATCATAGTAAATTCGTTTAAATAAAGTTAGTGGATTTCTAACCATTTCCATTTCTTTTGTTTCGGTATCATATATGTGGAAATACTTAGGATCATCTACATCATTCCAAGTAAATTCCATTTGTGAACCAAGATATCTAATATTATCATTCATTGATGCTACATGATAATGCCCAGAATAAACAGCATCATAATGTTTAAATAATTTTCCATCCATACCATGAGGAGATGCAAAACCTTTTAACACATCAAAGCCTTTTAACTCTAAGTGGGCCATGATAATACCATCATTCTTTTTAATATAGTCTACGAATGGTACATAATTCTCTTGGTTAATCCAAGGTATTAGATGCACGCCATGAAGCTCAGTAGGCTTCTGAATAATACTTACATTGGATGTATAATAACCGAGTAACTCCTTAAGCGAAGTTAAATCATTTGTATTCTTATAAAAGCAATCATGATTACCTGGTATAATATCCATGTGGATATCTGCCTTCTTTAGTGGCTCTAAGAATATTTTTCTATTATGATGTAAAGCCTTAAAGTTAATATTCTTTCTATGATCATAATAATCACCTAAGTGAAATATGTTAGTAATTCCATGCTCTTTCAAATAAGGGAAGAATATATCTCTATAAAACTCCTCTTGATAATTCATAAATATTTCTGATGAGTTTCTTATTCCACAGTGTGTGTCATTGAGGATTGCAATTTTCATATTTTAGTTTCCATCCAAATTTGTTTAATAATGTAGTATCTGCTTCAGTACGGATTCTCTCTTTAGGAGTTGGACTCCATCTAAGACTTCCTTCCCATCCAAATGATGTAGCAACATCGAATACTCTAGTCGCATTACCTGTCCCAATATCAACTATCTTATCATCTATTATATCATAGTTCTCTATTAAAATCAGCATGGCAGAACAAAAATCTTCAATATGAGTGAAGTCTCTATAATGTTCTCCATTGATATATTTGATTAGAGTTGTATCTCTACTTAATTGATTATATAACATATCAGGTCTACCAGGATAAACTGTATGTGGTCTTACCCCAATAGAATTTTTAGGGGCAAGTTCTTCCATTATCTTTTTAGTAACTGCATAAGGATTTGTCCACCATTCTTTAGCATTAGATGATGATGTGTATATGATAGGTTTATTGACCATTTCGCATATCTTAAAAATTTGTTTAGAACCATTCACATTTACATCATAATATTCTTCTTGTTTGTTAAATGAACTCCTTACGCCAGTTAAAGCAGCAAGGTGTATAACCATATCTACATTATACATATCTAAAGCATTAAAATTTCTTATATCATTTTCATATTGAGATACATTATAACCTTTATCTTCTAAATATGGTTTTAAATGTGACCCAATATAACCATTGGACCCTGTCATTAAAATATTCAATGATTTCTCCTTTGATTAAAGACACAAATAAAGAATAAGTCTTCATCATGTGAAGTATTATATACCTTATGAAAAGCACCATCTGGTATAGTAAATGTTTTACCTGCCTCAACAGGAAATTCATTATCACCAATTTGCATCTTACCTGTGCCTGACATAAATGTATATACTTCCTCAATGCCATCATGATAATGACCAGTTGTTTCTTTACCTGGCCTAAGAGTTGTTGTTGAAACTGTTAACTTAGTAAGTTCTGTATTATCAACAATGATATATGTATCATTATCTTTTACTACATTACCCTCGAGTTGTTTTGTTTCTTGATTCTTAATCACGGCTTGCTTTAATCCTGATGAACTAAATCTATGGTCACGTCTATTAAAGAATATTTCCATCGGTAAATCATCACCGGTAAATGGTTTATCTTTATAATCCTCACCAATGAATCTTACATCAATACGATATAATAGCAGTAAGTCAACCAATTCTTCTTCCGTGTTATATGGAATAATTTCATCAACTCCTGATATGGCACTTAACTGGACATATCTTTCAACCACAGATTGTACTGGATATTTACCATTCTTACATGGATTAACATTTAATCCTACAATAAGTTTATCACAATTATCTTTACACTCCTTTAGCATTGTTACATGGCCGGCATGTAATAAATCAAAGCTTGAACATGTAAAGCCTATTTTTTCATTTATAATCATGTAAAATTCTCCAATCCTTTCTTTTCCTTATCCTTATCCTTTTCCTTTTTACTAAAGTCTTTAATGGCATCATCTTTTTGTTTCATAGTAGATATTCTTTCCCTTAAGGTATCAATATAAGCACCATCTACTGGTGAGTTCTTATCGATACCAACCATAAATTCTTCCACGTCTGCCTGTTCCATAAATTTAAATTTAATGTCGGCCTGTTTCTTTTCTTTAATAATTCGTCTGATAAATGCAAAGTATGCAATTTGAGTAAAGTATGAGAATGCATTTGGCTTACCTGTCCTGGTAGCAGCATCAATGTTATAGTTATGAATAGCTTTAAGACAGTTTTCTACTCCATCCATTACCATTTCATCTCTGTATGTATATCTTACAAAGTTAGGTTTATGAGATAGGCCTTCACATATTTTCATAAAGCATGTTGCAATATAATTTGTTACTTTAGGTCTTTTTTCTCCTTCACCTATATCTTTACATGATTTAACATAATCTACTACCGAATATGAGAAGTCTCTATTGTTAACGTAGTGTGGTTTGTCTCTTGGTTTGATTTTTTCTGGCATGATATTAACCCTTTTTTGTGATACATGTATATATTATAACATATTTTAGGCCAAAAGTAAACCCTTTTTATAAATCTTTTTTGTATTTATTTTCGTTTAGGGGGTTTACAAGACGATCAAAGTATGATATAATATACTATATGTCCGGAGGAAGGTGGAATGGTTAATTAATGGTAAGTGTTATTTGTTTCTATTTGACTATTATTAAAATCAAAATCAAAGTCATTTATGTTATCAAGTACTATTTGCATGTATTGTGCTTTCATATCATTGTCAACTATTGAATCCATGACAATATTGGTATTATCTAATACATGTACTTCCTCTACTGTGAAAGGCATCCAAGGAGATAATACAAACTCAGAGTCTGAATTAATTTTAACCGACATTGGCTCTTCTAAACCAATACAGAATTCATTATCTAAATTGTGGGTGTATGATATAATTGACTCACCATTCATTAACTTGAAAAGTTTAATAGGTAATTCATCCAATGTTTTAGGTATTTTTGATTCATCCATAATTCTATTTATACTAATGGAACTTCATGTATCTTAAATCTAAACTTCTGTTTAGCATATATTTTTATCCGTTCGGCACTATGGCCTAAAGTATAATTCTTTTTAGACTTCCAATGTAAGTCATCTGCAATATCATATACTTTGGCAGGTCTACCATCCTTTGATTTCCTTAGAACTCTACCTACGGATTGTAATATTCTTATTTGTGACTTACTAGGAGATGCAAATATAATATTATGTAAATTCTTAATATTAATACCAGTAGAGAATGTACCAAGACTAGCTACAATAATAGCATCATTTTGTGTTTCAGTAATTGCTCTTATATCTTCTCTAGTATCTGCATCAGTCATACCAGCAACAAAGAATACCTTTCTATTTTTATGAGCACCTTTTTCAATTATTTTATGTAATGGTATACCATGCTTTTCTACGAATTGGAATAGCACTAATGTATTACCCTTTTGATCTAATGCTAAATTCTTAATGAATATATTACGAGGATCATAAGTAACAATATGATCTAATTCATCTTGGTACTTCATTTTAGAAACTATTTTGGCTAATTCAACTGGATGTTTAAGTAACACTACATCAATATCTAACTCAGACAAATAGTTATCATCCATAAGCGCCTTAGTTGTAGTTACACTATAGACAGGCCCAAACAATCCCTCCAGTACAAGCTTATGCGTTTGTGTTCCATCGAGTGTACCGGTAAGACCAAATCTATATGAAGCATTAGAACATTTAGATAAAATAGAAGTAAGAGATTTTGCTTTAAAGTTATGAGCTTCATCACCTACGACCATACCAAATTGTTGAAAATATTCTTTAGGCATTTTATATATTGATTGCCATGTTGATATATAAATTTGTACATCGGCATTCTTATCCTTCCCTGCCATAATTTGATGGCACTCAGTAGGATTAAAAGTTTCATCTTCCTGAGCAT